TATCATTGGGTATCGGTAGGGGTCGGCAAACTTGTACGGACCGACAGGAGTTTCAAATCCAGTAAGCCCTGACCCCTACGCTGCTGGGTGGCTTGGGGCGCAGACGCGCAACGCGGTCGATGACAACGACCCGTCGATTCCTGACCCTCTGTACTGGGCGATGGCAATGGGCTGGGAGCCCATTCGTGCCTGCATGGAGGGGACGCAGTATCTGCGGCGCAATGCTGATCGCTATCTCCCGCAGCAACCTCGGGAACTAGAGGATGCATGGCGTGGGCGGATCAACCGCAGCGTCTTCAGCCCTTACTTTCAGCGTGTACTGCGTACTGCAGTCGGGTTGATCCTGCGCAAGCCGATCTTCCTGGAAGGCGGTGATGAGACCTATTGGGAAGAGTGGCGGAAGGACTGCGACCGTCAGGGCACTGACCTGGATGAGTTTGCGCGCAACGTGCTGTTGCAGTCGATGGCATACGGCCATCAGTCCTGGCTGGTTGACTTTCCTGATACGAGCAACATCCGCACGTTGAAGGATCAGGTGGATGCACAGCTGAAGCCTTACTTTGTGCCGGTTGAAATCCAGGCGGTGATCGGCTGGCGGCAGGATCCACGCATCAAGGCAGGTGCATTGCAGCAGGTGCGGATACGCGAGACCGCTGCAGTGCCCAAGGGTAGGTTTGCGGTGGAATACAAGAATCGCGTGCGTGTGCTCGAACCCAACAAGTGGGAGCTATACGAAGCAGCTGGTGAGCTTGGCACTACTCAGTGGACGCTGATCGAGAACGGTCGCATCACGCTTGATCAGATCCCCCTGGTTACCACCTACGCCAACAAGATTGCGACGCTGCACTCTGAACCGCTGTTCAGTGAGATTGCACAGCTGAACCTGACGCACTATCAGCGTCATGCTGACCTGATCCAAGCGTTGCATGTAGCAGCGCAGCCGATCATGGTGATGGCTGGGTGGGATCAGAACGAGAACACCGTTGGGCTATCGGTGAACAACGCGATTGCCACGGGACCGCGTGGTGAGTGCGAGATCTACTACGTCGAGCCTGCTACTAGCAGCTTTGATTCTCAGCGTGCCGAACTGGATGCGTTGGTGGAGGAGATGAGCGGGCTTGGTATCGCGATCCTGAGCAATCAGAAGAACGTGGCTGAGTCTGGCCTGTCTAAGGCACTGGATCGCACCGATAGCAACGCGATCCTGAGCGTGGTCAGCAAGGACTTGGAGCAGAGCTTGCAGGCTGCCATTGAGATGGCTGCTGAGTATGCCGGTGTTGAGCCACCTGAGGTGATCATTGATCGCGACTTCAATGTTGACCCGCTTGACGGCACGGGCATGACGGCGATCAACACCCTGTTCACCAGCGGCTTGCTGGATCACAAGACCGCGCTGGAAATGCTCAAGCGCGGCGAAGTCCTCGGCGACGACATGGAGATCGAGGAAGTAATGGCTCAAGCCGAGGCTGAGGAGCTGCAAAGCATGGAGCAGGAGATGCAGAAGCTGGAAGCAACGGCTGAGATTGCAGCTAAGAACGCCCCACCGCAGGCTGCACCCAAGCCGCCTAAGGGCTAATGAACGAGTCTCAAGCTTTCGCGGCGATTCGCAATGCGATTCGGCTTGAGAACCTATCGCGTGATCTAGCGGCAAAGGTCACGCCTGAACTGGCGATGATCTTCAAGAGCATCCGCGAGACGTTGCGCACGATGCCGCCTGGTCAGCTTGAGCGTGAGATCAGGTACAAGCAGATGAGGCTGCAGCTGGCTGACATGTTCAGCACAGCCAACCGCACGTTCTATAGCGAGCTGCGTGCTGGGTTAGATGGTGAGGTGCTGCGTCAGGTGCAGTGGGCAGCAGATTGGCTGCGCATTGCAGAAGCCAAGCCTGAGCAGGAAGTGCTGGCGATGATCCCGCGTGATGGGCTCAGCCTGACGATGCCAACGGTGAGTGGGACTGCGCCGTTGAACACGTTGCAGATCACACGCACGCAGCTGGTTGCGATCACGCAGAAGACGGAGGTGCTGGGTAAGAGCCTGGAGGAGATCTTCATGCCCAGTGATCAGATGAGCGTGTGGATCAAGGACAACCTGAAGTTGATCGACAGCACGGTGAAGCGTGGGTTCTTGCTGGGTGAGACGAATGAGGAGATTGCCAACCAGCTACCTGGCATGGGCCGTGTGGCGGTGACGCGGAACAGGGCGATTGCACGCACGGCGGTGATGGACATGAGCCAGCGCGCGCATGAAGAGTTCTGGGATGCGCAGGACGAGGGCGTGATTCAGCGTTGGGTGTTTGATGCCACGTTTGACTACAGGGTGTGTATGCAGTGCGCACCGTGGGATGGGAAGGAGGTGAAGGAGCGCAGCCGACTACCGCAGACACCGATCCACCCGAATTGTCGGTGCCGTGTGCTGCCTGTGACGGCGACTGAGCTTGAGCTGCGGCGTAGCGGTGAAAGCCTGACGCAGGTTGGTGACCGCAGCTTCGTCGAGATCAGCAAGGAAAAGCCAGAGGATGCAAAGGATGTGCGCGTCTACAAGACAAAAGCGAAGGTTGGCGGGAAGAAGTTCTACAAGGTGGCAAGGGACATCAAGCCCAAGGACGGGAAGGCGGCAACGATGGCGGACTTCCTAAACAGAGCAAGCCCCGAGACGCAGGTTGCGGTGATGGGCAAGGAAAACGCCAGGCGCTTTGTGGAGATGGTGAAGGGGAGCCCAGGCAGCAGAAAGAAGCTGACACCTGACGAGGCGTTGCGGGAGATCGTGAAGAACCCCTATCGGCGCCGCAAATAGACTCGACCTATATCCCTGAGTAGTGCTGTGTCTTTGCCCGTCTCTGTCGTCTCTGCCGGCATTGTGTCGGGTGATCTGATCCTTGGGCTGTCGGACGGGAAGCTGATTAACTGCGGCAGAGCGCAGGGACCGGCTGGATTGACTGGTCCTGCGGGACCGCATGGTCCCAAGGGCAAGGACGGCAAGGACGGCAACACGGTCCTCCACTCAGCTGGTCGCCCCAAGCCCGACATGGGCGTTGACGGAGACCACCACGTCAACACCGTGGATTGGGAGTGGTCGATCAAGGAGAGCGGCAAATGGGGGAGAGGCCAGCCCCTGCTCGCCTCACGCGCTAATGCCAAGGGTGAAGTCACCCACGCTGATCGCTGGAAAGCAGGCGGTAACAGGTTCTTCCCGATGGGTGCCGCTAGCGCCAGCATCGCCCCGCCACCTGCGGCGACAGGTGGTGGGTTGGAGCCGATCATCGGCAATGGGCAGCCACTCGGCGCGAACATCTGGAGCCCGATCGCCATCGATGCAACAGGCGACCTGATGGAGGTCACGCTGTACTTCAGCCGCAGCGGTGGCAACGAGGTCTACACCTGCAAGGCCATTGCTTACAGAGCGAATACGATCGGCAACCTGACGATTGCGTGGGAATCGGCACAGCCCCAGACCTTGCCGTTTACGGTTGAGTTCGACGCACAGGTGGCTGGTTCTCAGCTGACGCTGCGAGTGCGGAGCAACACGAACTGGGAGGAGGTTCGCGGTCGGGTGAACATGCTTTAGGCGCTTCTTAGACTTAGGCGACGCTCGGGTCCGCGCAAGCGGGGGTAACGGATGACGCAAACGCCAGCAGGCTTTAATCAAGGCGTCACCCAGACATCAGCCGACCCACGCAACCACATCCCCATTGCTGGCGGTGGGACATCAGGCCCGTTCGTGGCGCGGCGTGGTTTTGACGCCAACCACCACAAGGGCATCAACTTCGAGAACTGCGATCCACCTGCTGACTGGGGCAACCCTTCAGGCAACAAACAGGTCGTCAACAGCGGGTATTTCTGGGATCACGCCAACTTCATCCGCTGGGATGGCCGGACAGGGTTTCTGCCTGACCCCAGCACCACCAACATCGCTTCGGGTGAGGCGTATGCGGTCCGTCTTGACTTTGCAGGGCGTCCGTTAGGTCGTATCGCTGTCTGGGACGGTCAGCTAACAACTGGCCCAGCAAGGCCCGCTGTGGCAGCTGGCAGCGTGTTCGGTGTGGTCGAGATCGCCCGCGCCACAGATCCGGTGCTGTGGGTCACGGAGGCTGACGGCTTCGTGCTCGGCATGGAGGGTGGCGCGTGGGCTGACCACAGCGCTGGCCAGCATTGCGTCAACGCCACAGGCGCACCGCAGAACGTCACAGCGGGTCGAGCCGCTGGCCTGGTGGTGCCCGATCAGGGCGCACTGCTGTGGTTGGGTGATTCCCGCCTGGGTCAAGGCGGCTGGGCCGCAGTCAGCGCTCCTGACCTTGAGTTCAGGCATCAGGGCGCAGCTGCTGTTGGCACGACACCAGGCAACTGGCGGTTTCTGAACATCCAGAACTGGGTCAAGAGCCTGATCAACGACCCAGACCAGGCAACTGACACGCAGTTGGGTGACTTCCAGGCCACGATCCAGCAACGCGGCAAGGAGTTGAAGGTCTGGTCCAATGGCGCTTGGCATCAGCTCTACAGCGAGGTGGATGTGCGGGCATGGATTGCCGCACTGTCGCTGTTCGAGGGCACGATCCAAGAGGTTGGCGGCACCGCGCTGAATGTCCCTGAGTTCACAGCGCTGCCCGATCTGACTCTCAACAACCAGATCGGTGACATCGCCCACTACTGGACCTGGCAAGGTTCGCCTGGCTATGCAATTCAAGCCACTGATCCTGCAGGCGTTGGCAGAGATCTCCCCGGCACGATCCTGAACCCAGGTGACTGGCTGCAGGTGTCAAACCGCAGCGGTGATGCCACCAACCCTGATCTGCGCTGGAGCCATGTGGGCGGTGATCTATTGGCCGCGTCGCGTGGCCGCAATTTGTTTGGCTTGCAGCCCTGGACCGCAGGCGGCTGGGAGGTCGGCAGCCTTGTCGTTCACGACGAAGCGATCTGGCGAGCCACCGGTCCCGTTAGCGCCGCAGACACGGCACCCGGAACTCCTGCCAGCGTTGGGCCTCCTGCTGTGCCAGCAGCACCATGGGCCAAGGTGAACTTGGCTGGCGGTGTGCGCTGGGTCAGCCTTGACAGCGATCTGCCTGCCACGGCACCTGCGGGCGAGATCTACTTCGTGCTGCAGTCCGCTCTGGCCGGTGGTGGTGGAGCGCTCTACTACTGGGACAACGCAAATTCCCAGTGGTTGCCTCTGGGCGGCGCCGGCGGCGGCGATGCAATGGACCTCAGCAGTGGGGTGCCCATCGTCAACGTGGGCGTGCCGATCGGCTGCATCCAGATCTGGCCCGTGGCGAACCCACCGCCGGGTTGGCTGATCTGTGACG